GTCCTTGACTGTAACGCGTACCGTTACACTTGGGCCGAACACGGTATCCAAGGTCTGGATCATCGAGAACGCTACGAGCGGCAGTCAGTCAATTGCGATTGCTCAGGGCTCTGGTGCTACGATAACCATTGCCACCGGCACAAAGGCGATGATAGTAACGGACGGTGCAGGCGCTGGCGCAGCGGTGTTTGATGCTAGCCCAACGGCATCAGCAACTCTTGTAACCCTAACCGGCACTCAAACTCTGACCAACAAGACGCTGACTGCGCCTGTTTTAGGCGGCATAGTAGCAACTGCTTCTGGCAATCTTCGGGTAGACCCAGCAACTCAAATCTTGGAAGTGTTGGGTGACGGTGTATCCGTTGTAGGTCAACTTCAACTGAACTGCCATGTGAATTCCCACGGGCAGGTAGTAGCTTCTCAGCCTCATTCGGAGGCGGCGACCAACGTATTGACCTTGCCGGGTGGGACCACAATTGGAAATGCAAACGCAGTGCTCGTCTCAAATACTGGCACTCAGACGCTAACCAACAAAACACTGACGTCACCTGCTATTGGTACGTCGATCAAGGACACAAACGCTAACACCCTAGTTGCTATTACCGCTACAGGTTCTGCGGTAAACAACTTTACGATAGCCAACGCCGCCACCGCTGCTAACCCAGTCCTTTCAGCTACGGGTAGCGATACCAACATTGGCATAAACCTTACGCCTAAAGGCACTGGCGAAGTTTTAGCAACGTCCAGTTATTTGACTGGCGTGTTTTCGGACAAGGTAACGGCTATTGGTAATACAGGCACAACGCAGACGATTGCTTGTACGAGCGGCACTGTGTACACGGCAACACTTACCGATAACTGTACGTTCACCTTATCCGCAGCCAACAGCGTCGCCTCTCGCGGTACGTCGTTCACCCTTATCCTTACCAATGACGCCACTCCTAGTCGCACAGTGACACTTGCAGGGGCTACGTTTAAATACGCAGGTGGCTCGATAGCTCGCACCACTACTGCCAGTGCAGTAGATATATGGTTCTTTTTTAGTCCCGACGGTGGAACAACCTTTTTTGTATCCATACCAATGAAGAATGTATCTTAATTAAACACAGGAGATAGTCATGGCCCTTACTGAAGACCAACAAGCACAGATGGACATGCAGCAAGCAGCACAAATTACTACACAGGCTGTTGAAGGTGCAAAGCATCGTAAAATGGAAGCAATTCGCATAGCCCAGAGTTTACTAGTTGAAAACCGTCGGCTGAAGACAGCGTCTGACGCGGTTGACCTTTCTGCTAGTGCAGTAACAGCGATGGCTGCGGAAATTCTTACCTACGTAGAAGGTTAAACATGCAGCATGTCGTAACCCCATACTCACGGAAGATAGAGCCTTTTGCATGGTGGGAAAACGCCTTTACAGAAGCAGAACTTAATTACCTGCGGCAGATAACAAGCGCGGGGGATCAAGTAGCCAAGGTCGGGGGAAAGGGTAACGGCGGGGCCAATCCCGATGTTCGCCGTTCCAAAGTAGGCTGGATGGCATGTGCCCCAGAATCACAATGGGTATTTGATAGATTATCTCATGTGATCTCGTCGTTGAACGCTCAGTTCTATGGTTTTGACCTGACAGTTTTTGGGGAGGCTATTCAGCTAACTAATTATCTGGCAGAAGAAGAAGGGATGTACGGGTGGCACCAAGACTTTGGTGGAATGCTCAGTCGGAAGCTATCCCTCGTCATGCAGTTATCTGACCCAGAAGAGTACGAGGGCGGGGAGCTTCAGATCATGGTTGGTGGGGACAAACCCATTAGCATAAATAAACAGAAGGGGCTGGTTGTAGTGTTCCCGTCTTGGGCTGTACATCAGGTAACGCCCGTCACTAAGGGGCTACGCCAATCTCTTGTCGCTTGGGTTTCAGGACCAAATTTCCGATGAACGTAGACTCACAAGATTACATCAACGTCTATTCAGACGTATTACCCGAAGGACTATGTGCCCACCTCATTGACGAGTTTAGGCATTTTAAGTCTAACGGCATTGGGGTTAACCGGCAGAATGGCGAAGGTGCGCCACCCCACATAAAGAACGACTACCAGATTTTTTATGACAGTCGCAACATGCACATGTCTAGGTTTCAAGACAAACCCGCCATTGATATTTTTTGGGATGGATTGCAAAATTGCTATAACCAGTACGCCGATCAGTTTTCAATGTTACGAAGCGGCGGGGAGATATTTTCTAATTCTGCAAAGTTTCAGGAAACGGTAGACGGCGGCGGGTATCACGTATGGCACTGTGAGCAAGGGCACAAAGAGAATGCCAGTAGAGTGTTGGCCTACATGCTGTATTTAAACACCTTGCCCGAAGAAGCTAATGGAGAAACAGAGTTTTTGTACCAGAAGCGCAGGGTGACCCCCAAAGAAAACACGATTGTAATTTGGCCTGCTGCGTTTACCCATCCCCATCGAGGTAACCCGGTGTACGGCAGCACAAGTAAGTACATTATTACAGGTTGGTTTTGTTACAAAAATTGAGGTGTGCGTATGCCCATAGGAACTTCTAAAAGCGGTGTACTCGGCGGTGGCGGCGTCCCCGGCGGTAGCACCACATTTAATACATCCGGGACGTTTACTACTCCTTCTGGTGTGTCTACCGTGTCTATAACGGGGAAAGGTGCTACAGGTAATGCGGGTAATCCGGGTAATGTAGGGACAGGTTTTGGCTATGGCGGCGCGGGCGGAGCGGGAGGGGGTGCTATTAGTTACGGCACTAACTACACGCCCGCATACAATTGCCCGTGCAACGGCTATGTTCCGGGGTATTATCCGTCCTATTCTACTAGCGGGGGGGCAGGAGGCGTCGGGGGGCAGACTCCGGGTAATAATAATCCCGGTACTCCGGGTACTCCGGGAAGCGTAGGGGCCAATGGCAATGTTGGCGCTAGTTCTTCTGCGTTATCGCAAACTTTCCCCGGAGGAAATGGCGGAAATGCTGGTTCGGCGGGGGCCGGAGGGGCAGGGGGGCCTCAAGGTAGTCTTGGTAATTCTGGGGGTGTTGGTACAGGTGGGGGAGGTAGTGGGGGAAGTCCTGCGTACCTCCCTCCTAATGCGTCTTATGTAGGTGGTGCTGGTGGAGGAGGGGCTGGTGGAAATATCGGTAGTAACGGCTGCAATGCACCGTCTCCCCCTGTGTATGCCAGCAACACCCCCGGGGGTAGCCAAGGCGGGCTTGGCGGAGCCGGTGGGTATGCTGGCAATGGCGGGGGCGGGAATAATGGGGGTAACGGAACTTACGGGACATGTAAAGGTGCCGGGGGTGGTGGCGGGGCTGGTGCGGCAAAATATTTTAACCCCAGCCCGTTCTCGGGAGGCACCGGAGGTGCGGGTGGCGCACGGGGCCTTGATCCTACCAGCCCAGCGCCTAGCGGAAACCCCGGCGTTGTTGGAACCCCTGCTACATATAATGCCATACCTGTTTCTGGCGCATACCCTGTTACTGTTCCCGCTAATGGTCAAGTAGTTATTTCTTGGAATCCGCAATGAATAAAAAAGAGATACAGGCAAAGCTGGCTGACATTCATGCCCAGCAACAAATTAAATGCCATGAGGAGTCTCTCAACAGAGCAAGAAGTGTAACTGTGGGGACGGCGTTTGGTGGGATAGTCGAACTTACCATGCGCGGCCAAGGGTCTGCATTTACCTACGCAATACTGCAACCTGTAGAAGTTGTTGAGCTGATTCATCAATTAGCCGCTAATATAGGATGCCATTTAAATTTACAGCCGCGTGGTGATTTTGCCAGTTGGCGGGATTGGAACCATACTGAGGATGAACTAACTCAGTTTCGTGGGCTACAATCACTGCCGGGTGTGGGGCATCCACCACATGCAAAATGGTTAGTCCCTGATGCACAGGTAGGTTTAAATGAAGTAGGGCCGGGAAATCAATCTACGCCGCAACCTAAATTGGAAGCGAAAGGAGGAGAACCAATATGATGTGGCAATTAAAAAAGCTATCAACAAACGAAACCCTAAACAACCCCCAACCGCTTCCTGAGAACTGGGGGCCTATCTTCGGTCTTGCGGGAATCCAAGAGCGTCTTGGTGACTTGACGTGGCTAGGGGATAACTTTGCTGACATGGGCTGGGTGCAAGTGGAAGGAAGTCTACCCGTTGAAGCGGGCAGGACAACTCCTGCTGAAGCTGCGTGGGCTACAGCTAAACAACTCCTGCGCGAATCTGATTGGTCTATGTTGCCCGATGTGTCAATGACCGTGGGGGATAAGCAAGCGTGGATTAAATACCGTATGGATTTGCGTAATATACGCAGTTCAACGGGGTTCCCTGATGCTGTTTCTTTCCCGGCAAAGCCAAACTAATGATCTACATTAAAAACCTAGATACCGTGTTTATACGCCCCCCTAAGACGGGGTCAACTACTCTGGCCCTATACGTCGCAGACTCTGGCCTGTTGAATAAAAAACATGATTTTAGGGAGTGGGAGCTTGGTCAAGCGATGTGGATGGACGACGGCTCTGTGGATATGTCTAACTACTACAGTACGCCTGAAGTATACCCAGAACCTAATACAGCGGTATTGTTACCTACGGTAAAAAAAGTACCTCGTAACAATCCGCCGCGACCATTACTTCACGGCTCTTATGCTGAGGGGGTAGGGGCGGGTAAATACACTAATTCGGCCAAATGTGTTGCAACAGTACGCCACCCGATAGACCGTCTTATGTCTGTAATCCATTTACCTTCTTCATCCAACTGCCCTTTGTTTTGTCCGACGAAAGATGATTTAAACGGGTATATGGCTGAACGACTGGATGGGCATGAACCCCCTTTGTTATTCCGAGACCAACACAAGTCTTACAACGATACCCCCACGCTCTGGAACACCGAGAATATCCACGAACACGCTACGGCGTATTTCGCTACGAATGGGGGCGTGATCCGGCAACGATGGCATGCACGAAGAAACGCAAGAAGACCTCCCGGCATTGCTGACCAACTGACTAGCGAAATAAAGCAGAAAATACTTACCCGGTACGAGAAGGACTTTCTGCTGTGGGAAAAAGCTTACGCGGTGTACAACTGACTATGGAAGCTTTCCACTATTTCCCGTCCTCCGTGTATTTAGTACAGAAACCAGAGTTTCTGGAAGTAGTAAACGAGGTCTCTGAGGAAGCACTAAGCAAGATCACTCACGACGTGCATGAGATTTATCCGATGCACAATACCGACAACTATGTGGGTGACCCTCGGCTAGAAGGGTTTTGTACGTACCTTTGGCAAAGCGGTTGGGATATTTTGCAGAGTCAGGGTTACGACATGACCAACGTAAGTGTCATGGTGGATGCAGTATGGACGCAGGAGCACCACAAGCATTCGCTGATGGAGCAGCACGTACACGGATTCGGGACGCAGTTAGTCGGGTTCTACTTTCTTGAGACCCCAGAGAATTGCTCCCGTGCCATGTTCCACGATCCACGCGGCGGCAAGGTGCAGATCAATCTACCAGAGGCCGACATGAGCGTAGCTACACCGGCAAGCAACACGATAAACTTTGCACCAGAGCCGGGTATGATGCTGATTAGTAACGCTTGGCTACCGCATTCGTTTGGCAGGCACGGTTCAGACCAACCGATTAAGTTTGTGCATTTCAACCTGAGTGTACGGTACAACCAAACGTGTGCAGCTCCAGCGGCTGAAGTGATTTGAAGTATTCCATCCGGTTTAATAAAAGCCGAGGTCAGGCGGGTCGAGGCACAATGGATCACGTCTGGCGAGTGTTTGAAGGGGAGAAAGAGTACCTTGTAAAACACTTCCGGCTTGAAGTACCCTCGTTCAGTGAACAGGACGGGCAGGATTGGAATGTGACTTGCTATGGAAAACTCACGCTAGACCGAGAAACCTCGACCGCAGTAATCAGTGAGGTTTAGAATGAAAATTCTTGTGATGGGACTGCCCAACGCCGGTAAGACCACACTGGCGACAGCATTAGCTTATAAGCTACAGTGCCCGCACTTTAACGCCGACGACATCCGTGAGAACATCAACAAGGACTTGGGTTTTAGCTTTGAGGACAGGATCGAGCAAGCCCGCAGGATGGGGCACCTGTGTGACATAGCCGGTAAGTATGGGCACGTTATTGCGGATTTTGTTTGCCCCACGCCTGAGACTAGAGAAGCCTTTAATGCTGACTTTGTAGTGTGGGTAGATCGCATCAAAGCAGGGCGCTTTGAGGATACCAATAGGCTCTTTGTCCCGCCTGAGCAGTACGATGTGCGAGTGACGGCAGAGTGCGATTACCCTACGTACTACGTGGATTTAATTACCAAGCTAGTTGAGGACTCACGATGCTCATCGACGAAACAGCATTACGCCAGATAATCCGAGAAGAGATGAAGTCTGTCCTCAAAGAGGTTGGCCTCCACGACGATGACGCTGGCAACGATGTACGCGACCTGCGTAGTCTGATTACCGATTGGCGTGGCATGAAGAAGGTTGTCTGGCAGACCGTTGCCCGTGCAGGGACGATGGTCGTGCTCGGTTTGCTGATGCTTGGTGCGTGGGCAAAACTTGGCGGCGGGGGCGGCGGTGATTGATCCTGTTTCCGCCTTTGCAATTGCCACAGGTGCCTACAATGCGATCAAGCGT